CTCGACTGTTTTACCCTCAGGAAGGACCCGCGACCTGGTCGGCCTGGTGCCGCTAATGTCCATCGTGGGCGTCTGTGCGGCCGCTGGTGGCGTTTTATTGAGCGTCGGCTATAGGGGGCGGCGAGGCGATGCGCGGCGTAGCGCATGCTACAAAGCGTGTAGCATCGGGGTCTGCTTACTCGTCGTCTAGGTTCGGCTTCACCTTGAACTTGCCCGTTCCCAGGTAGTACTCGAGACCCGACCGGGCAACGTGACCCTGAACTTCCCAAAGGCCCGTCTCGTCCAGGTCGTCCTCGACGGTGGTGTATTGAAACTTGCCGTCGGTCCCGTCGGTCGTGAAGGTGCCGGTTTTGGTGACGACCGTGTTGGTCTGGGGGCTTTTGAGGATGACATCCTTGGTCGTGGCGGCCGAGATGTCCCGCGCGTTGCCGTCTTCGTCGACATCCGTGATTATGACGTCCAAGCCGATATGGAGCCGGTGGACTTCGTTGAGGGCCATAGTGTCTATCCTGCGTCAGTGAGGTCGGTGAGCTGGAAGTTGAGAGAGTCGCGGGCCGTGCCGGTCAGTTCGATTGACCCGCGGGCCGTGCCGGTCAGTTCGATTGACCCGCGGGCCGGTCCGGTCAGCTCGATTGACCCGCGGACGGGAGACTCGAATTGGACGGAGCCGCGGGCCGATAGCGACAGTTCCACCGCGCTCGTGGCATACTCCCGCTTGAGGTCTGGCGAGAAGGCGCCCTCGATGCCAATGTAGTTGGCGGCGATCAGTGCCGAGTATCCGGCGGCCAGGACGGACTGGAGGTAGGGCTCGTATTCGGAGACATCCATGCCGGTGAACAGTTGCCAGCGGACGACCTCGTCGCAAAGAGGGCGGAAGTCGGCCGGCGGCATCCATTGTGCATGCTCCTGGATGGCATTCCACATGGTTGGATCCGTGATGACGCGCGGAACGTCGTCGAGGTGACCGTCGAGGCCTGTGTCGATGTAGTCGTGTTTCTGCGGCGTCGGTTCCCCGTAGACACGAGTGCCGAGGTTTTCAAGGTGCCTGATGAACAATGTGGAATATTCGCTTTGGCGCGCCCCACACTTGGGAATCTGCGCGGCTGGTGGGTAGTAGTATGCAATGGTTTCGTTGGCCTTGTGGGCGTAGCCGGTGGCGTCCATTCCGATTGAACAGCCGGCATCGAGGAACGGCTGGACACAGGCGAGCGCAGCCTCCAGCCAGGCGGTCCAGTTGCCACCACTGTAACCATCGGACGGGTCCGGCTGCAGGTCGGTTCGGAAGTAGCGCGGCGCCCCAATGTAGCAGATGACCTCGTCAACGTAGGGTCGCAGCGCGGCCATGGCTTGGCCGAAATCGTCGGTGAGGACGGAAATATCTTCCGCGGGCGTGACGGGGTCGCCGGCCTCGTCGTTCCAGCAGTTGCCGGCGAGGGCCTGCTGGTACATGTCGAATTCCATCAGGGGGTTGCCGGGCCAGTTGTATTTGACTTGGCCAAAGACGCGGTTGAACATCACTCGGCGTACATTCCAGGTGGTGAGCTTCGGGATAACGTAGTCGTTGACGAAGCCGACCCATCCTTTGCTGAGGAGGGTTGACGACGCGCGGCGGTAGCTGTGAGCGTCGTCGTTGGCGCCACCGATTTGCACTTGGAGAATGATTTTGCGGTCGCTTTTTTGGTTCGCCATTGTCTGGCCTTAGGGTCGGAGGAGTTGTTGGCGGTGGCGGTTGCTGTCGTACGCATCATCATCGGGCGTACCAGCGAGGACATTGACGGCCCCCACGGCGCCGCCAACGGCCCACGCAGTACCGTAAATGTCATAGTCAACACCGTCGATCAGGTCGCGAGTCAATAAACGACCGGTCAGGGCTTCGCCCACGGTTGGTATCCAGTCGTCGCCACCAGCACCGGCGGCAGCGGTCATCGCATCGGATGTTACATCATCAAATAGATCAGATAGATTCGCCCCGCTCGCGTCGACGCGGATCCCAGCAGTGGTCTCTCCGGTTCTCCAGTGCGAATTGACAACCATGCTCTCCAGACTAGGGTGCCAATTTACGCGGTCCCACACATTCGCCGCAGACGCGTGCATGTAACAATTGCGAACGGACCAGTTAGTCGCGGTGTACATAGTCCAGCCACGGGACCACAATCCGTCACGAGTCGTCGACGCTACGGCAGTCACGTTAAGCCAGAGAATATGATCCATATCTGCACCGAATTGGGCGGGACCATCAAAGCCCATATCGGTGTCGTCGATGTCTTCGAGGATGATATTTACAAGTGCGATATTATTTTGAGCGTAACCGGCACCCTCAAAATAGACTCCCTGATATTGTTCTTTTGTTACCTTCCAGTTGTAAATGATGACATTGTTAACGGCCCTGTAGGTTTGAAAGCAGTCCGAATGGTGCCCAGCGAATGCGCCTTGAAGCTGGTTCGTCGACACATTGCACAGCAATACATCGCCGGAAGGATTGCCGCCAAGATACAATTGATCGCCGTCTGCCCCAGCGTAATCTACTTCAAGGTCCCGCAAAATCAAGAATGTACCAGCCAACGTGTTTGTTGAATCCTGGAGAAAATTATTGTTGCTTCCTGTTGCACCGAAATCATGCACATATGTGTTTGTTATCGCTAGATTGTAACAGTACGCACTCCAGTCCGTGGGCACACCTGACGCACTACTGCCCCACCACTTGAATTCACAATCGTCGATCCACTGGTAAACAGTTTGCCCAGAGCCGAAATTGTAGAATTTTCTCGCAGTTGTGCTGTCTAAAAATTGGATCGTAACACCAAAATGCTTCATGACTCTCATGCACGGGCCGCTGCCAAGCACGCTGGTGTTTTCGCACGTAAGAATCACATCAGCTTTATCCAACCCGGCTTCGCGTGTAACGAACAGATAATGATCGTTATCGACAGAAGACGAATTTGACGACCCGCGTCCATTACGACAGTGGACTCCAGCCTTTAGGTAGACCGTGCTTCCCGCGCACTGCATCCCATGTCCACCAGCTTGACCATTGACCCATGTCCTGATTGCCATTATGGCATCACTAATGCTGTCGTACGGGTTGTTGGTGTCCCCGAGCACCGGACTGCCGGACGCATTACTTGTTTCGGCCCCAGACGCTGTGGCCGTGACACCAGTTGCATTGCCGTGCAGATCGTATTCGGTTACGGTCTCGTCTGCCTGGAATTCCGTGTTCGTGAACGGTGTAATCGTAAGCGTGCCGCTGCCGGCGCTGCCTGGATTAGTAACAGCTTTTGCACCGCTTGTGCCACCGACCACCATTGTCAGCTCACCGAACGTGCCGCCAGCTACGTCAGTAACGGCCAGCGAATACGAACTGTCGACAAAGGCAGTGGTGGTTGGGAAAGCGTCTGCGAGGTCAATATACACCGGCAAATCTGGCAACGTTTCGGTGCCAGTGATGTAATCGGTGCCGGCCACCGTGGCCTTAACCGTCGCCTTTGCCGCAGCCGCACCGGCAGTGGCGCCAGTGATATCAAACCTCGCGCGGTAGACGCTGTACTGCGAGGCTGGCCCGTATGCCCCCTCGCGGGCCATCGTCTGCTTTGTAATGGTCGCCTGATATGTATCGCTGTTTGCGTCGGTGAGCACTACAGCCGAGCTTGCAATGTCAATTCCGTGTTTGTGAAACGCACAAAAATAGATGTCGAGAGTCGTAGACGTGTGATACTGTTTCGGGACAGTCCACCAGCAGAAAATTGGTTTCGGCTTCACCGCCGTAGAATTGTTCGTCACCGCACCGCTCGACGCAGGCGCCGTGTCGTAGCTGGCGTCGTAGACAACACCCTCTTCCGCGATGTTGATCGCAACGGCCTCGCTGCCAAACGCCGTGTCGTACTCTGGGTGGCCATGAGCGTCGCCACTCAAGTACGCCTTGATCGTAACCCGATCATTTGTACCAACGTCATTGTCTATCGCTGGCTCGGAATTTAGCGGGTCGAGGATCGCACCAATCGTTCTTTCGTCGTCGCCACCGGAATCGACCACGACCGACAACTCCTTCGCTGTGTTGACAGCGATCGAACCGGCATCCCACGAGCCGCTGATCAACGTCCAGGCAATCGTCAGGATGTTGCCGGTCGCATCAATGCTCGCAACTGGCGCTGCGGTATCAGCCATTTGGCCTACTCTCCTTCACTCATCGGCGCTATCTAACTAGCAAGGTGGTGGCGTCAGCTGCTCAGCGTGACAATCAGTGTCAGACCGGCCGTTTCAGCCGCATCCGATTTGACTTTGACATACGGGCAGGAAAAGACCTCGAGCGGCAGCGGATACGCTTCAAGATACGCCACGGGGTCAATCGTGACGGCCGCAGAATCCTTATCCTTGAGTTCCCGATAGGTCCCGCCTTCGACATCACAGCCCCAGAAGGTGAGCGCGTCGCCATCCATGACGTCCGTTGCCGGCATAAAAATCGTCCCGAAGGCAAAACCTTCTGTCTGTAGCGCATCGCTTAGCTGGGCGTCCACTGCAATGGTCAGGATTTGCTTGGCTAAGTCCCGATTCATGTTATTCATGGTGTCCTCGTGATGTTTAGGATTGTTTGTCACGCTCGGCGCGACAAAGCGGAGCATATCGAGCGTGTTCTAGTTCGATTTTATGGAGCCGTTGGTCAATGTTGATAACGTCGTGCGTAACGGCATTCATTTGTTCAGTCAGACCAGATTCGATATGCGACAGACGCCGCTCAATTTTTATGCACCATGGCACGGCGGCAGTGGCGATGAGGCTTACGATTGCAATGGCGACCGCCTGGATGGTTTGTGCGACGTCGGGGTTCATGGTCTCGTCTTTGTACGAATGGCATGTCCAGTGTTTAGGAGGGCATCCTGGAGCGTGCGGTGGGGGCCGAGGAAGACGTAGCCGGGTAGGCGGTCAAAGGACAGGTTGGCGAGGAGATTGGCGACGTTTCGAGGGGTTGGAATGTGAACGGTGATATCGAGGGTGTTTTCGAGCAAATTTACAACGAAGCGGGTAGCGGCGCGGCCGGCGTCGGTGTGGGCTTCCGGGCAGTCGACGCCGATGAGTCGGATGGCTGGCCGGAAGCGGCCGTCGAGCAGGGAGTAGACTTGGGTATCACCGTCGCGCGCGGAGATGAACCGCGCCGCCAGGGTGAGACCGAGCGGCGGGCGGTTCATCGGTTATTGGTTCGGTGGGTTTGCTTGAACGGTAACAACAGGCAGATAACGAAGGCGGAGCGCGTATCCACCGAGGAAAGGGCGGGGCCGTGCGGTCCAGACAGGAACGCGCGGCAGCGGAGCAAGGATCGGCGGGGCGGGGACGGCATAGAGATAGCAGGATTGGCCCGGACAGCAAATCGGCGCGGCAGTGGTGGCGCTGACGAGCAGGAGGCAAACGGTTGCGAGGGCGACGGCTGCAAGGGCGAATAATCTCATGGCGCAGGGTCCTCTGGCGTGACGAATTCGAGGCGGTATTTAGTGTCGGTGTCGGTGTCGATGGTCTCGGCGTTGGGTTGGCCGAGTAGGTAGCCTAGGCCGCCGGCGGCCAGGGCGGCAGCGAGCGCGGCGGCGGGTTTCCAGTTCGTGCCGGTTGAGGGAGCGTTGTTTATGGTGACATCGCCGACGTGCAAGTCGGAGTCCTCCGGGGAAGCGGAACTGGCGGCCGTTTTTGCGCGGTTAGTCCGCAGGACCTCGCGGGCGTCCTCCAGTAAGACCGCTTCGTGGGCCAGGCGAGTCCCCCCCCATTTCTTCGTGAGCCACTGGAGCGGTGTCGGTGTCATCGGGCAGGAATTCCGCAAGGTGTGCCCGTGCCCTTGCGGCCTCGGCCTTCACATGGTCAGCGTGCGTGTGGGTGCTGAAGGCGTACCGGCGGGCAAGGGCGCGGGCGTCAGGGTCCATGGGTTAGCCGCCAGCGGCGCTGGTGGACTCCGGTCGGTTGGTTTCGGCGCGGGTCCGACCGGCGCCGGCCTCAGTTACCAGCCGCTGGCCGGTGCCTTCCATGAAACTCACGTTGTGCTTGCCCTCGAGGTAGTCATACCGGAGATTTTCGGCGTAAGCATCCGCGCCGTCGGTCCGGCGGGCGTGCGCGGCGGCTGCACTCTCGTGGATGCGGAGCTTCAGGAGGGCGACGTCGGATTCGGTCATGGTTTCGGTTCCTTCTACAGGTGTGGTCGGCGATGAGTCGCCGGGGGTTGGGATATCGAGCGTTGGCGGTTGGTCAGCCATGTGCTACTCGACCGGCACCAGCCGGAGGTCGAAGGCCTCGCCGAGTCGGCGGGTCTGGGTGCTGATGATTTCTCGGTTGGCGTTGCGCAGGTTGATGGTGATGGGTTGGAGACGAGCGGCGACGGCGGCGGCGAGCTGGTCGAGGTCGATGGTGGCGTCCTGGCCTTTGGGACCTGGGGGACCGGGTGGACCGGTGGGTCCGGTCGGTCCGGCGGGACCGCGCAGGCCCTGTGGTCCTTGTGGTCCGGGCGCACCGGGTTCGGCTGTGCCATCCGAACTGACGGCTGGTGTGTCCGGAGGTGCCGGGGCCTGCGCGGCGGGGATTGCCGGACAGATAGCCGGCGGGCAGGTCGTAGATGGGGCTGGTATCAGCCAGCGTGGCCGGCAGGTCAGCCCGTTGCGGCAGGCCGTTTGCCAGATGACTTTGAGGCGAGTCCCGATGGTCGCCGCAGTGCCCTCTGGTCCACAGCCCCAGAGGACGGCGACGAGGCGACCGTTGCGGTCAAACACCGGTCCGCCGGAATCACCCTGGCGAACAGCGGCGGTGATCTCGACCCAGTCCGGCGGATGACCGACGGCTGGAAGCAGGTACTTTCGCGCTTGTCCCCATCGCTCTCGGTAATCACCGGTTCCGTAGCCGGCGACGGCGAGCCATTCACCTGGATTCGGTCGGTCGGTCCTGACCTCGATGACTTGGTCGGCGAGCTGACCAGCCTCAACGATCGCAACGTCCCACGTGGAATTGCTGAACGCGACGCGTCCGGTCGTCCACTGGCTCGTGGTGTCAATGCGAATCGGCCAGTGATTGCTGGCGACGTAGACCGCCGGGGCAATGACGTGGTAAGCCGTGAGGATGAAGGCGTGGTCGGTGGTCTTCCCGACGATGGTGCCGGAGCCGTGGGCAGTGATGCCGTGCCCTTCCGGGACCGACAAGCGGACGACTCCCGGGCGCGGCGTGGCGGCTTGGGCCGGCAGGACCAGGAGGACGGCGACAAAGGCGGCGATTAGACGAGCGTGCATCGGTAGGCGTAAAAGGTAGAGCGGGCGAGGTCGCATGGTTCGGTCGCGCGGTCGGCGAGGTTGGGGACGGGATCGACGCCAGCGGCGCGCGAGGCCCAGGCAACGGCCTGCGAGCAAAACAATGGCCGCCGGTTGGTCGCGGAGTCGTCGATATCCGGCGGGAGGATGAGGCGGAGGCCGGGGAGCCGGCGGGCGACGGCGGCCAGAATGCCGAGCCAATTGTACGGGCGGCCGGCGGTACGGAGCATGTGGCGGACGGCCCGGTGAGGCGACCAGGCGGTGTTGGCGGTGGCGTTGGCGGCGTAGTGGTCGACGCGGGCTGGGTAGCGGATCACCTGGCTTTCGAGGGTGACGAGCCGGCCGCCGGACCAGCGCATTTCTGCGATCATCGGGAGGCCGTGGGTCCAGATGACCATGGCAGCGTGGCAGTAAAGGCCGCGGCCCAGGCGGGCAATTGGACTGCGGCGGCGACGGAATAGCAGCAAGTCACCGTCTTGGATTTCGGGCAGGGCGTCGCGGAGATACCGAGTATTGGGGGGCTGCATTACTCCCACGATACGGAAATCGGGAAATAGGGGAACGCAATTAGGGCAGTTTTTTTTCGGTATCGTGATATTTGGCGATGGCAGTGCGAATCTGGCAGCGGTCGGCCTCATCGAGGCCCTTCAGCGTGGCGAGGTAATCCTCCTCTTCGTGTTCGAGGTCCTCGATGGTAGCGATGTGGTGGAATCGGAGGCGGCGGACGATGTAACGAGAGAGTCCGAGGGCCGGATGATCCAGCGGGACCGATTGTCCATTGGCGAGTGGACCACCGTGCATCTTGGCCTCTGCGCGGTCGATAGCCAGTCGTATTTGGGGCCAAAGTCCGCGGGAGGCAGCAACGGCTACGAATCGGCCGAGTTGGTCGGCGGCTTTTGTTGGGGCATAAGGTCGGTTTTTCACGATAACGGTGGCACCGGTGGCGGTGGCGCGGTTGGCGGTGCGGGTGGCGGGTTGTCGGTGCTTTCGGTTGGGCGTTGTATTTTGATTACGCCAAGCTGGTCGAGGAGCGTGAGGGTGGCGTGATGGGACAGGGCGGCGAGAGCTTGGGTGTGTGGTGTGACACGTAGGAGATAGCTTTGGTCGGACTCGTCGACCCGGCGATCAGGGATCTTGTGGACGAGCGCGGCGAGGTTTTGCGCGGCGCTTTGGATGACGAGATTGTTTACTTGGGCTTGAGCGTGGCGCTTTTGCGCGAGGACGTCGGGAAACTGGATGGTCGGGGGGTGGCCGTTGTGCATGATGAGACCTCGGCTAGTAGGGGAGGAAGGGGAGGAGAACGGGTTGGGCGGGAAGTGTTTGGACCGAACAATTGCGGCGACGGCGGGTCGGAATAGGCCGACGTTGGCGCGGTAGATGAGCTGCTCAGCTGGGTCAGGAAGTACAAGATCAGGCCTCGTGCCCATTCATTGCTCCGATTAGGATTTCGACGCGTGCCGGTTCGCCGTACTGCTTCTCGACGAACTGGTTGACGATTTGCGCGTCGTCACGCCAGACGATACCGGTCAGTGCATCCTCAACAGCACGCACGAGTTTGGTGCAGTCTGGTTTTTTGTCGGGCCAGGCAGGCGCACTGGCTTTGAGTTTCGTGGCATTCCGACCGGTCCCGAAGTGACCTTTCGGACGAGGTAAAACAAACCGCAACTCCATGAAAAGCGGCCCTGACATCAGCTCGTGCTGAAACACTTTCACCGCTGCGTCTCGGACACACGCTTGCCAGTTTTTTGTCCTGGGGTTGTCGTCGGTGACACGCACACCTTGCGAGCCATCCTTACGGTGGAACGGAAACGCACGCTTACTGCCGGCAGTTTGCGGCATGCCGTACACGATGAAGCTAATCGCCATGATCCATACTCCGAGCCGCTTCTGCGGCGTTAACAGTTCTCGCAATACCAATCGCCGTTCGGCTCGTCATCCTCGTCGTGGCACCACTCGATGCACTCATAACAAAACAACAGGCCGCAGCCAGCACACGCCTGTAGGTCGCTTTCTGTGTCGCCACACGAAGCACATTGTTCCATCACTCGCCCTCCTCATCATCCGTACCTCCAGGTGGTGGGTCTTCCCAGACTCCGTACTCGATGACCGATAGCTCTTCGTAGGCGTGGGTTATGGCGCGTTCGCGTGTGGCGAACGGTCCCCAGTGGAAGTCACGGTCGTCGAGTCGACGTTCGGGGTCGGATGCCGAGCCCATGGCCCAATACCAGCCGACTCGACGGTGACCGTCGTCGAGGTAGCGAGTCACGATGTAGTTGTCAGCACTCATCGTTTTCTCCCCTCGCCGCACGCGCGGCTTCCTCGGTGATGTTGGCGACGATGGCCCGCAACCGCTCGATCTCGTCGGCGATTTGCTCGAACAGTTCCGCATTATCCTCGTCGACTTCGGCTAGCGCCCGCAATTGCGTCGGTGCATAACAGACGCACTCAGCGAACGTGTATGCGCCGCAGCCGCTGCACTTATCACTCATCGTTCCCCCCCCGCCGCGGGCGGCTTCGTTGGTATCAGTTGACGTGCACGGTTGATGTCGTGACGAATCAACGACGCTGCCAATCGACAGCCACGATGAAATTCGTGGTCGCCTGTGTACTGCTCAAGGAATTTGACTCGCTTCAGCACGGCCTGAAGGATGGCGCCGTTTCGATACGCCTCGTATTCGGACTTGGTGGGCTCATTCATCGTCCCCTCCTAGCTCAGTTGGCTCGTCGGCCCTTGCCGGCCGGCTGCACGCTCTGCTCGTTTCCGTATCGCTCAGGGTGGAGCGCCCGGAATTCCGCGCGGCGACGAGCCACCTTTGGATCTTCCGGCCGATCCTCATGTGCGACCGGCGGACGTCCGTTCCGATCCCGCCAGGCCGCCTGGTCATCGTCGTAGTGCTCCCGGAGCCAGGCGCAGGGTTCCCAGGCGTACTCCCCCTGACCGCGGCCTGATGCCTTGTAGACCTGCCACCGGCGAGCCATTTCGGCGATCGGGTCGTCGTGGTCCTTGGCCAGTAGACGGACGGCCGTGGCGTAGTGCTTCTCGGCACGCTGCCTGCCAACCTTCGGCGTGACGTCGTTCCAGAAGTCGGCGAACCCGGCCCTGATCGTCTGCGCAGCCAATTTGGATTTCTGCGCAGTCTGCGCAGCAGATGCGCATTTATCTTTAGGTATAGGTATAGGTCTTAGGTAAGATAGTTGGGCGCCCTCATGGGCGCACTCATGGGCGCACTCATGGGCGCTACCATGGGCGCTACCATGGGCGCTACCATGGGCGCTTTGCGCCCATTGGGCCTTATCCTGCGCATTGTCATCCGCCTTCCGATGGGCGCTTTCCGCCCATTGGGAATCGTTCCCATGGGCGCACTCATGGGCGCTTTGCGCCCATTGGGCGTCGCATCGAAGTTCGTCCGGGTTCTCGTCAAGGGGGGCGTCTTCGAGCCCCAGAGCGGACTCCGGTACGGTCACCCAGTAGAGCCCGGACTGGTGCCCGCGGCTCTCGTAGTGTAGCCACCCAGCATCGATTGCCCGCTGGCGCCAGGCAGCCAAGGTTTTGAAGCGCCTGGTCCCCACGAGTGGCATCAACTGCTCGTTGTAAAATCGCACCGCGCCGCGATACCGCTTCGAATCTTCCTGTTGAGCGATCATCGTCAAAAGGCATACTGCCTCCGGTCCGATGTCATTTGCTAGGCAGGTCTTGGCCATTAAGCGGATGGCCTTGGCGGCAAAATACGGCGGGCGTGTCGGATAGTCGGCCATAGTTCCATCCTCCATCAGCCATAGCCATAGCCATAGCCATAGCCAACGTCCATTCATTCGACCCAATAGCCGCGGCTCCACGGGCCGCAGTTGGGTTGATGTCACGGCTCGCCTGACCACACTGCCTCCATGGCATCAGCTTTTCCGGCCTCATAGCCAGCGTTCCACACCTCGCTCCAGTCGTCTGCTCGGCTGCCCGCCGTAAGGATCGCGAGCCCGATCAAAGCCAGGCCAGCACCGCCGATCGCGCTGGCCAAACAGTAGAGTGCGGTCATGGTTCGTTCTCCCGTAACAGTGCGGCCAACTCACAGTCCGCCGTGTGCCCTTCGGTCTCTCGCCGCATGCACGCGGGGCAATGCCCGACATGCTCACCGCTATCCGTAAGCCTGATCATGACCCATTCCAGCCGCTGAAGCATGGCCATCTGTCGCTGGCATCGCTTCTGAATCGCCACGAGCTGCTTGAATCGTTCCGCGGCTAGCTTTTCATGGATGGTCAATGTCCCAATCCCTTCGTGATTCAGTGAACGGCCTGAATGTTCCAGTCACAAACTCGGGGACACGCCCGCCCGCCTCGACGACATCCTCCAACCGGTGCACTGGGCCTGCCGTGGTGACGTCTGTTGCGTTGTGCCACTCGTGGCCGCACACCAGGATCCGGTCGTCACTCCAAATCATCCTCGTTCTCTCCGTCTGTCGCAGCGGTCGACGGGAGACGGGTTCAAATCTCCCGTCTTCCACTGCTACACACCCGACTGCTAAGGCTCCTTGTTTTCCTCATTGCGCCGAGGGTTGCGATTCCACAGCCGCGCAGCATTCGCCGTCCTCACTCAGCAACTGGTCGAGATCCGCGAACGAAATGCGGCAGTTGCCGTTGTCGCCCCAGCCACGGCCCCAACTGTTGCGGATGCTGACCAGCTGGGTGCTGCAATTGGCTCCATAGCACAGCACGGCATGCCCACCGAGCAGCCTTCCATCAGCGTGTATCACGCCTTTCAGATCAGGCTCTTCCATCCCCTCGTACCAGTTCACCCCGAGCACGAGCGGCCCGCTTACGAGCAGGTATTCGATGGCAGGCGTCAATCGCCATTCCCATCGATACTCAGAAATATGGCCTGTTATGGTCAGCACTTTCGCGGCTCCACGCACCGAAGTTCCCTCGTAATCCTGCCCTTCCCACTCGTCGTGGTACTGGGCCAAAGTATAGATCCCATCGGGCGCAATCGGGCGCTGCCTCACGGGTGACGCCGCGAGCCAATTGGCCCAGGCGTGGCCGACGCAATTCGGTGCGGCGCCCTGGTCCGTTACCTGGCCGCAGCGCCAATAACGGTACTTGCGCGTCGTGCGGCGGGTGCGCAGCCGATAGTGGCGGTCCCTCGTATCGGCCACGTATTCGCGCCCGTAAGTACGTGCGATTTTGTCAGTAGCGCTTGCCATATCGCTTTTCCCTTCTGGTTTCGGCCCGCTTCATCCGCGCAGCCGGATCATAGGTCGAGTGGGTCCCGCCCTCGTCAGGGCACGAGTCAAACAGTCCGCCACAACGATCGCAGCGGTACAGGTCCTCAGTGCCCAGCGGCTTGCCGTGGATGCCGCACAGCGGGCACCGAGGAGTTGTTGGGGGAGCGGCCACCTTGCTGCGCCCCCTGCGTTTCTTCCGTCTGCTTGTCGAGCTCATGTATCTTGGGTAAATGCTACGTGGCGCGTCCGGCGCCACGGTCTGGGTCTGGAATAGGGGCAGGCCTCTGTTGCAATGGAGCATACGGGGTGCGGATGTCGATGACCGATTTTCGCCCTTTCTCGAATCCTTTCTCGAATCCTTGGTTGAAGGCGTTTTCCCAGCAGTCGGCCTGTGTGCCACGGCTGAGCATGGCGATACCGAGGACAGCGAGCCCGGCCCCAACCCAGGCACCGATGAGTCCAGCGGATACGACCGTGGCGGCGTCCATGACGGTCTCCTTATGGATTGTTTGGTGCGGCCGGTCGTGGTTACGGACGTCGGGCCGCGACGACGCGGAGTTGGTTCCTCGGTGATGAGCCGGCGCACTCACGACTTACGCCACCCATGCCGGCGGTGAAGCGGCGTCGGCTTGGCTGGTGGGGTCTAGTTGCCACCGTTGGCGGCCAGGGCGGGCCGGTGTGTGTCGCCATAGTATCAGTCCCTGTAACTAAGTGCCCGCTGGCTCCAGTTTAGAGAAGCCTCGCGACGGCGGGCGCGCCGATTCGGCCACTAATGGGCCTGTCTCATCGTGGGAGGGTTTTCTGTTTTGGTGCGTTTTGCTTCGCAGTCGACTGCGATGTAATCCAGTCGAATCGTTCCTGCGCGATTTCGAGTAGCGCGGCTCGGTGTCGCTCGTCGGTCGTCGGGTCGTCCTTGATCGCCTGGATGAGGCATTCGAGTGGCCTGGCGGTTTTCATCTTCCGAATCTTTTCGGCGATGCGTCGGGGTCCTGGGTGCTGTGGTCCAAATAACTCACCCGTAGCGGCGTCCACTGCCCGCTCCTCCAGTCGTTCGGCGTCCGCTGCCGTGTCCTTCGGTTCGTCTACGGGTGAGTCCAGAGCGGCCTCCGTGCCGTCCTGTGCGGCCTCCGTGTCCGCACCGTCCGATCCATCCGCCTCCGTGCCGGCGCCCGTCCTGGGTGCCGTCTTGGCGTCCGTGCTGGCTGTTAGGTGCGTTGTCAGGTCGGCAAGCGTTTTGGGGGATTCCGTTGCCGCTGTCACCGTCGGTTGCGGGATGTCCAACTGCTCTTCCACACATGCGACGCCGGCCAGGACATCCGGGAATAGGTCACGCAGCGCGAAGGCCCGGGCACGCATCTGTAGCATCCGCCACGGGTATTCGGTCCAGGGGCCAGCTTTGCCCCACAGCCGTGCGCGTTTGGCGTCTGATACAGAGAATGTGCGAGTCACGGTGGCATCGCTGTGCCGGTGGACTGTGCATTTGGCGAGCATGGCCTCGCCCTGCCCATCGAGGCATTCGACAATACCAGCGAAGAGTGGCGACGCTTTTACCAGGGCCAGCATGGCATCACCGAAGAGTGACGGGCGGCCGTTTATGACACATATGGATTGCATTGCCCGGACCGGTCCCATGCCCAGTTCGGCGCCGTACTGCATGGCCACTAGGCAGTTGCCTGGCTTTCCCCGGTATTCCTTTGGCACCAAGTCTGACTCCGCCGCGGTCTCAGCGAACGACTGCAGCGCGCCAATCGCACGGGCATGGCCGAGTAGGTCCAGTTCGGTTTTTGTGGCTGGGGTGTCGCTGGTGGCGAGAGCGTTTGTCATGGTTTCTCCTTCGGGGGTTTGAGGCGGCGTAAAACACGGAATTCCTTGGCGTCGACCGTGTAGGCCTTACGCTTCTGGAGTTTGTGAGTGTAGCTGGTGCCGTTCGGCATCACGCCGACAGACGCCGACCCGATGGCCGCGCGGAGTTTGTTCTCGCACTCGCGGATGGTCTCGTCGATGTTTTTGCGTTCGGCCTTGGCGTTGACGAGCCGATGGTCCCAGATGCCTGCCTCTGCCGGCAAATCTATAGTCTCACCATCATCGACCGGATAGAGCTTACGTAGCGCGTCTGCCGTCGATTGCGACGCATCGGCGTCCGGCGGCGTACCGGTCTGGACGAGGTCCCAGAAGCCGCGTTCGCTGTCAATCATCGCCTTTTGGAATTCGGGGTCTGCGGTGAACGGATAGAGGCGAAAGTCGAACCCGGCGATGAGGACGGCCACGAGTCCCCAGGTGTGGCCGGTGACGGCGAGCTGGTGCTGGGTCTGCACCTGGTAGTGCAGTGGCCAGCGCTCCTCCCACTGTTCGCGGGAGAAATGGCCCGCTGTTTTGATTTCGACGACGCCGGGACCGTTGGGGGTTGGCTGGTCGTCGAGCTGGAATAGTTGGTGGACCGGGTCCGTCGCATAACGGAGCAGGCCGTCAAGAGTGCAGAACATAAAGGGGTGGGCTTCCGACCGCTGGATGGTGTAGCGCCCGGGATTGCAGACCGGGATGCCAACGCGCCGCTTGACTTCAGCGCGGACGGCTGGCTCTAGAACGTGTCCCCAGTAAACGCGGGGGTTGTCTCCAATATCATCCGGTTCGATGTCGCCGCGCTTCTCGTGGTAGAGGGCGAGCGTCGATCGCCACGGGTCGCAACCGAGAGCGGCCGGGGCGTCCGAGCCGCCAAGGCCGAGGTGGCGGTCGCCGAGCCAGCGGTCACGTTTTGTTTGATGGGTCATGATTCCTCCTGTTCTACGTCCTCGACCACGAGCTGCCAGTCGCTCACCAGCACACGGTAGACACGGTAGCGGTTCAGCGTGCATCGCCGATTCAGGCGGCGGGCCTCGAGTACAGCGACCGACTTCGTCATGGCCACGTATTCGAGCGCGACCTGGTCATCGCTGGCAACGGCGTACATCTCGCGGGGTGGCATTTGCTCTTCTCTCATGCCCATTCCTCTACGGCAGCTTTTACAGAAGCTCGTACTGCAAGCGGGATGAAAGCCGTCCGATTCTCGGCCATCGTCTCGTCTCCTCGTGTTCGAGTGTCCGCCCCGTTGTGGTAGGTTAGGTGGTCAGTTCGCCGGCACCTTCTCAATCACGTTATCCTCTCCCGTGGCTTTATCGTGCTCCAACAGTCGGATTACCTCGCCGGGTAATCGGCGAGAGCATCGCGAGGTAAAATGCCAAAGGGCAATCTTGCGCATTCTCCACTCACCGCCGAACAACATTCGCCCCCTGCTGACGATGTATATTCGGTATATCAGGTTTTTCTCGGCCATCGTGTCGTCCTTTCAGGTTCGGGTGTCGGCAGTGGTCATTCCTCCAACCGATAAATCGTCTCACCGGTTACGTGGTCCTGGTGGAGACAGATGATTGTGTAGCCAGCTTTCCGCAGGTCGCTGATTCGCGACGTGTACTTGCGCGATATCTGCGCCAACTGGTCGTTCGTCGCATCGCCACGCCTGAGCCTGTCAATAATCAGCCGGCACTGCCGCGAAAGCCGCGGGTACTCAACACGCGGCAACGTCTTGTCGCACGGCTCGTAGTCGATGCCGTACGTGGTGTCGTGCGAGAGCTCGGTGAATAGTCGGCGTTGGTTCATGACACAACGTATCCGTTCCATCGTCATCCATTGTTGGCGTCATCGACGCCGGCACGCCGGTCGGACAGGATCTCTCGCATCATTCCTGTCGTTATTCATCCGCTGCACCCTCCTCGACCTCCGCGTCGCGCTCTGGCTGGACGACGACTCGCATCATTCCTGTCGTTATTCATCCGCTGCACCTGCGCTCCGGTGCAGGCCGCCGCGGATGACCTAACAAACGCCTCGCATCATTCCTGTCGTTATTCATCCGCTGCACCGGGCCGGTCGGTTCGGTTTCGGAATCGGCAGAAGACTCGCATCATTCCTGTCGTTATTCATCCGCTGCACCCATCACCGCCGGCCGGCCCAATCCAGTGTCCCTGTCACTCGCATCATTCCTGTCGTTATTCATCCGCTGCACCGCCGACGAGTTCGTCCAACACGTCGCCCACCTGGCCCTCGCATCATTCCTGTCGTTATTCATCCGCTGCACCGTCACACACAACTTCTCGTACAATCGCCCGAGAACTCGCATCATTCCTGTCGTTATTCATCCGCTGCACCGGGGCCGGCGCTCTCCGGTCCGCCCGTCGCAATGGATCTCGCATCATTCCTGTCGTTATTCATCCGCTGCACCTCAGAGAACGACAACGTCGAAACGACGCTGATGTACTCGCATCATTCCTGTCGTTATTCATCCGGTGCACCGGGGAGACCACGGCTGCGACCGGCCTACGGCGTTTGCTCGCATCATTCCTGTCGTTATTCATCCGCTGCACCGGTGAGAACCCCGCAAAAGCCATGGCCTCGGCCCAATCTTCTCGCATCATTCCTGTCGTTATTCATCCGCTGCACCGTGATTGTGGTCGGCTCTTCATCGCCCAGCTGCGCCGCTCGCATCATTCCTGTCGTTATTCATCCGCTGCACTCCCTGGGGGGGGTCGCGGGTCCTTTTTCAGGATCGCTCGCATCATTCCTGTCGTTATTCATCCGCTGCACCGTGATTGTGGTCGGCTCTTCATCGCCCAGCTGCGCCGCTCGCATCATTCCTGTCGTTATTCATCCGCTGCACCAATGCGAAGAGCAACGGGAAACGGCGATGAGGCTTTGCTCGCATCATTCCTGTCGTTATTCATCCGCTGCACCCCCGCGCTCGCTACCCGCAGCCAGCACACGACTTACGCGCCCGTTTGCGAGCGGTGCGTGTTGGTGGCCGCGTCGTCCACGTCCGAGCAGGTACCGCGCGCCCGCAACCGCAGGGATCAGAAGGTTTTGCGATGTGCGAGCGGCCCCGGGGTTTGTCGCGCCACCCAGCCGCTCGCGGAGCACATAACGTCGGCACCCGTTGCGCACGCAGACCGGGCGATCGCTCGCCAGATACCTGGCCGCACTGACAGCCACCGGTTCGCCGCACACGCGGCAGGGCAGCGTCAGCTTGCTTTTTCGTCGTCTTGACCCCATCCGTATTCCTGTCGATGCTGTGCCACGCCAAGTCGTTTTGTCGTCTGCCATTCGATGGCATTGGCTGCCATTTTGAATTTCAGACGGCCAGCAAACTGAGTCCACGGAAACGGTATTCCGCGCACTCCAAACCACAGCTTGTCGCGCAATGGCATGGTCGGTTCGCGGTAGGCCAACGCGCCGCAGTCCTGTTTGATGCACGCTGCGACGATGTCCGTAACGAGGTGTTTTGTGAAGCGGTCTTCCATGTCGCAGAAGGCGCGGGAGAACGGCCGCAGCGCCCGATAGAAACCTTGCTTGCCGTGACCGCGTTTGGCACCGTCCTTGTAGCGGTTGCGGATGACACGCCGGCGGATCGCCAGGCGTCGATACTCAGCTTCCAGTGGCGCGGCGTCACCAACGTACCAACGGCGTTGAAATGCGCGGCCGCTGGCGTCCCCCTCGGGAGGGAAGAGCAGTTCAAACGGACCGCGTCGACAATCGGGGCCGGTCGGCGTCAGGACGGCGACACGGTCGATAGTTAGGGCGTGGTCACGCGCCGGCTGCTTGTAGGTCAACTGGAAAAACCACGCGCCGCGTTTGTGAACCAGTTTCGAGTCAGACATTTTCAGCTCGCCATGAGCGATGCGACGCACGACGGCGCGATTGCCTTTGCTGAGCTGCCGCACTTCCAAACGACAGATAGGCGACCGCTCACGCATGCCAGCGTTCTTGCTGAGCAGTGGAAATCGTACGACGCACGAACTGGCCCCGCAGTGCCGCATCGCCTCTGCGTTGGTCTCCCGATTGAACTCGCCGCAATAACAAATCGCAGCGGAGTTGTTGGGGACAGGGATCGCCTCACCACGCCAGGAGGGGGCGGATATTTCATAGGCTAGGATGCCCTGCCAGAAGTAGCGGGCACTGCCTGGATGGTTCCACGGCATCTTCGCTTTCAGTTTCGCCAGAACCTCGCCGCGGACGTGTGTGATGACATTCGAAGACACACGCGGGGCAAGCCGACGGGCGGCGTAATACATCTCGTTCTCTTCGGCCTGCGACATCGCGGGGTCTTCCAACACGGGTTTCCCAGCGGCGCTGACTTTCGGCGACCCATCACGTCGACGCCGTTGGGCCGGCTGCCAGTCGGGGTTGTCCTCTCGCCACCGGATCCAGTGCCGCAGCGCTCCGTTACGAGCCAGATTGCAGTCCCGAGCAACCTCGGCAAGCAGTGCGTGACAACGCCTGGTCGGCATCGTGAGGCACGCCCCGAGCTTGATTTCAAGCACCTGCGTCGGCATCACGCGACCCCCACAACAGAGGCGCTGAGAGCGGCCACCTGGGCCGTAAGCCGGTCGTTCTCAGCCTGCAATGCAGCATTTGCAGCCTCTAACTCGGCAACGCGGCGGCGCAGGCGTTCAACTTCCCTGAGAGCGGCGGCCTTCTCTTGTGTTGCCTTTGTGGCAGCCACGCGTTGCGTGGAGGCTTCGGTCTGTGCAGCCTCTAGGTCGGCGTGTGTTGCGCGTGGCCTCGCCACTGCTTGGGACTGCCTCGCTTCGACCTGCCGTTGTTCTTCCCATAACAATTCCATGGCACGCAAATCGTAGTTATGTTCTGACCATTCAGTTTCGCGCGGAAACATGCTGCGGATGGCAAGCAGCGTGTCAAGCTGCACGTAGCCGGCGAGGGAGGCGAAGAAGTGCCGGGACAGGTAGTCCCTCGCCAGCCACTCATCCCCCTCGAATTCGTCAGCTATCCAGCCGATATCCTGCAACACCTCGGCGGCAAGGCTGACGCGGCGGTAAATGTTCTGGTCTGCCAGCTTTGCAAGTTGCCGCAGCTCGATAAGACGCTGTTTAGTTTCCGCTCGGTCCATCCGTCAGTCTCCTTCTGTTGAAAACAGCGGCAGGCGCCCGAAGACGCCCACCGCCAAAACAGGAATGACGCCCAGGCCGTGCGCCTATGCGCGAATATCCGGGCTTTCGTTTCGCCGGCCTTCTGCGAGAGTTGCCGTGCGCTCGTGTACCGGATACCTGGACGAACGAATTGCTCCGTGCGTAACGCAGGCGGTTTCCGGTTTTCTTGACCACGGTACTACTCGCCTCTCATGGGGGTGCGAGTCCCCCAGTGTTTTGTGCTACTCCTCTTCCCCTTCATCGAACGGCAGCTTGTTTTGCCAGTCCGGCCCGCCGTGAATCATGTCGAGCAGCTCGTCGTTCAGACGGTCGAAATTCTTCTTGCAGGCAGATGCTTCGTCTTTCGCTTCCGTCCATTCCAGGAGCGCTTTACGTACCGCCTTCTCCTGCTCCACGATTGAGTGGTAGTGATCGAGTTGTGCGTTGTTTGCCATTTTCTTCTCCGGTTAGAAAAGCACCCGGCGCCGGTTCCCGCTGGGTGCAAACGGGCCGACGTCGGGTGCGGATGTCCCGCGGACCACCCGCGGGCGTCATCTGGTCAAACGACAAAACCCCCACCACGGACCGCTGGCAGTTCCAGTCGCGTGGCAGGGGCAGCAAGGAGCGTGCGAATTGAGGAAGCAGATACACTGCCAGTGTGCCTCCGTGCGGGAGGGTTCCTGGACCGCCTCACGGTGTTTCGGAAGCGGTCGGTCGCTTGGGTGCAACCGGTCGTGGCAGAGGCCACAAGAGGTTGCTACTACGGTTTTGTGTGACTGAAGTAATCGCTAATTCTACTGTTTCCCCAACCCTTTGCAACCCCAATTCGAGAAAATTCTGAAACAGCGCACAAAGAGGACCATCCCCAGTGATTTAAGGGTATAGCTTATGGGTAGTTAGGACAAGAGTGGCGACGTTTTCAGACAGTCGAAGTCACTTATGCTGGTGTTTTTGTGTCCAATCACTGTTTGACCAGGACGTCGGCCCGATTGTGGGATCAAATACCCACCCGTTGCCTGGGAAACTCGGCCTTTTTGCTGCCGAGAACACCATGTCGCTTCCTCGTGAAGCACCCCTTCGCCGCCTGTGCGGCTTCCGTGCTTACCGTCGCTGCGAGAGCTTTTAATCGCAGCCGCTTTTGTATTCCGGCTCATTTTGGGGTTGGGAGAATGTGCCGGCACGACGTAACCCATTGTGTTAGAGGAATCTTGTCCCTTCGCTCAGTACACCAATTGTCCACATATGAACATTTGCTTCAAGTGGCACCCACGAAAAAAGCATCCCCCTCGTGCCGGAAGGGGATGCCCAAGATTCCTCTGCCGCTCTAGCCGTCACGGGTGAGCGAGACCCGGACAAAGCTCTGATGGCTGAAGCAGACAGGTCACAGTTGCCTATTTTACGTGCAGCCGCTCGTCAGTCAAGGCTTGTCCTTTTCCGGTGGACGCCCTGTACGACGCGGAATTTTCTTAAATTGCCGTAATTCGTCGGTGGTTATAACCCACCGTCCACCCAACTTAGCACCAATACGACCCTCTGCGCAGAATTGTCGCATGCGCTCTTCGGTGATGCCCAACCGGACGGCAGCACCAGCGGCCGTCAGTAGATTTTCTGTGCTCATCCTCATGTCCCCTATTGTACCGTGAACCCAAGACTTTACAATACGTAGAGGCGGCCTGAGCAGTCACAGGGTCCGTAGTAGCACGACCCCCGAGCCGTCGCCGGTACTCGCTACTCAGGCCGCCGGAAACTCAAGCTGAAAAGGACTCCCCAATATGGCTGCCACTTGTAGGGTCAACGCGGACACGTCGCAGTTCGCCGCGTTCATGGACGAACTGCAAAACGAATTATCGAAACATTCGGCCAAGGTCACGCCGGAAGTCCGCAACTGCCTTGTCAATATCTTCACGAATTCCCCGGGCAAGCTCGTCGCATTTGAGAGTCAGCCCGCATCCATGGGGACAATCACGGTCACCGTGGAACCAACGCAGTTGCTTCTTGATCTGCTTGCCACAGTTCGGGCAGGTGACTTCGATGATCTGGTTAAGCGATACGATACCCATCATTCCGTTCCATCCTGATGCCGAAAATTCCAATAGGTAAGGACGCCGGTTATCCCCTACTTGCTAAGCTCCCCCGGTAGGACTCGAAACGAAGCTAAAACATTTATGTTGGTAAAGGATACCGTCTGCACGGATTGCGCCGATTACGGTAGCTCTTACGTGGAGGGTCATCCTATGTCCGTGTGGGGGTCGATAAGAAAGGCACGCATCCAGACGCACACCTCGGAGGCTGGACTGATGTGCCACCGCACGTTAGAGGAGTTTTTCCGCAGCGACTACCTACTGGTGCGGCCGCTGCGGTCTTCGTCCGTGCATCAGCTCACGACCACGCTTCGCGTCCTCGATCGCTGGCATGGAAGACATGTGCGGCTGGAGCAGCTATCTGCTCACCTCGTCAATCGGTTTCTGCGGGATCACGCCGTCGATCATGCCCCCAAAACGGTCTCGCGGCGCCGTGGCGATCTACTGACGCTGTGGCGGTTCGCCGCCGCGATGAATCTAGTGGACCCGCCGCCGAAGCACATCCGGCAGGTAACGCAGCCGCGGCGGATCCCGAGAGCGTGGACCCGGGACGAGATGAGCCGGATGTTAGACGCCGCGGACCGGGCGCAGGAATATTACCGTACCGGCATTCGGATCGGTGCATTTTGGACTGTATTTATCCTGCTCGTCTACGATACCGGCCTACGTCTCTCGGACGTGTTGGCGCTCACGTTGGCCGAGGTGCAAACGGGCGAATTCGAGGTGGCGCAGGAGAAGACCGGGGAGGCGATAATCTGCCGCGTCCAAGAGGTCACGTTAGCCGCGATCGCCAAGACAGTGCCGCCACAGCGTGAGAAGCTCTTACCCTGGCCATACTGCCGGGAGTACTTCTGGAAACACTGGAAGGAGCATGTGCTATTGCCAGCAGGATTGCCCGTAGGCCGCAAAGAAGGCCCGCAGAAGCTACGTCGGACTTCAGCGAGCCACCTGGAGGCCGTGGCGCCGGGAGCGGCCATGCGGCACCTGGGGCATCGCACGCCGGGGCTGGCGCAACAGCACTACATCGACCCGCGAATCGCCGGCAGTCGGCCACCGCTACCGCCATCGCTGCTGGGTTAGGTGGATGGTTCCGGTCCCGGCTTGCGCGGTTTGGGCTTGCGGCAGTCGCGCGGGGCGATGAGCCACTGCCAGCCGACGCGCTCCGCGTGAATGCGACCGTCGCGGACGTAGCGGTGGATCATTTGCCGCGAGACACCGAGCCGGGCCGCGGCCTGGGCAAGGGTAAGGTATTTGATGGCATGGTCCTCCTGTTCGTGTGCGTAGCGGAAACCACCCCCACGCTCCCTGCCCAGAGCGCGGTGGTGGGCGCCGTTAAACTTGATAACAAAGGCGGAAAGTGCCGCAGTCAACAACGCAAAGCTCACATCGTTGCTGTCCTCTCAAAGCCTGACAGCGTTCCCAATAGAGTCCACCGTTGATTTCCTGGCAGTGACCCGGCTCGCGCCATTGTTGCGAGTGGCGGCGGAAATCGTCGAGTGTGTCGCGTGTCTGTGACACACAGTCATTGTCTTCGTCAATGCTCTCCATTTGCCACTCTGGCCGTGTGCCGTCCATGCACTGTGTGAGGGTGTCTGGGTCAGTCTCGCGACCTAGGCAGAGTGTGCGAGCGAGCAATTCGTAATCGGCAGGTCGTGGGTTTTCCATCGGTCATCCTCCTGTTCGTGTGTGGTGTCTCGTAAACGCCTCATGCCCTAATTATACATATCGGTTGCCGCCTGTCAACCAGATTATGCGAAGAGGGGCCATTTTGGCGAAAATTTTAAGGCGTGGTGGCGTAAGAGGTTACGTCACGAGCGGGGAATTATTTTGCGGTTTGTTCCGGGCCGCCGCGTGGCGTGGTCAGTTCAGGCGGATGGCGGAGAATTGACCGTTGTTTGCGGAGCATGCCACCGATGCGGTGGCCCGCAGAGTGAGGTCGGTATCGGCTGCGAAGGCCCGGACACAATTGGCACCGATACGCTGCGAGACCGCTACCGACTGGATGTAGAGGAGATGGCAGAAGCAGGCCATCCACGGGCGGCTTTGTTCGCCCTCATAGAGCGTGACGGAAAAAGCCGCGGGCGTGGCACTGGCGGTATAGCCGCCGACATCCATATCGAAGGTGAGGAAATAGGTGCCAGGCGTCACGATCGTGAGCTTGTTGTTGGCCTGATCCGGCGTCACGCCGTCGCTGCTACTGCCGTCGGCGTTCCACCCTATCGTCTCCTCTCCGCTGCCGGTGTGTGACCAAGCACTCGTCATGTAGAGCTGGCCATAGTCGGCGATCGGCTGAGATGTTCCAAGGGCGACCAGCGCCCATTGGGTACCGGTGCCGTTTACGTGGAGGATGCGCGCGGCGCCGCTGGAGCCGCTGGTGAGCTGGGTGTTGTCTTCATTGGTGACGTCGGCGTGGGTGTGGTCCTCATCGGTGATGTTGATTTGGCAGGCGGTGAGTCCCTGGAGAACGGCTAGACCGATTTGGCCGGCGGGTATTGGTTCCTGGGCAATGACAAAATTGCCGGTATGGTCGTCCGTGGTCGGCGTCGTGACTGTCAGGGTCGGGGCGTTTTGGAATTCGTCGAGGTTGTCGGACGGGGTAAAAACGACGGACTCGATGCCGAGGACGGCGAAGCGTGGAGCGTCGGTGGAGCTAACGTTCTTGACGAACAGGCGGCTCGGGGAGTTACCAGTGGGACGCTGCGGTGGAGATGGTGCGCCGCCAAGACCCTGGTGGTACGCCTTGGCCGTAGCGATGCAGGCGTTGTAGTCGTCGGCCGGGATAGAGAGGGTCTGCCCTCTGGCGACTTTTTTGAATGGTGGCATATTATGCGGGCGTGGCGCTCATGCGGACCGGGGCGTCGGGTGCGGATTTGTTCGTAATGGTGACGCTGGCCGGATCGTAGAGGATGGCGCCACCGTTATGGACGAGCGTCGTGATGGTCCGGGCAAGGCCGCTACCCGTCAGGTCGACGGTACCACCGTGGAGGTTGAGCGTCGTGATGGTGCCGGTACTGTTCGGGTAGGCGGTGCCGTCGCGGACGTTTAGGGTGGTGATGGCGCCGACCTCTTCCGTTGTGAGCTGGCCACCGAGGACGTCGATGGTGGTACAGGCGCAGCGTAGGGTGGCCTCGCCCTTTACGGTGTCGAGATTTGTGAGGGTGACGCCGGCGCCGAGGGTGAGCTTGGCGCGGTCGCCGACGGTGCGGGCGGTGGTGACGGTGGCGGTCTCGCCGTGGAGGCCGGCGACAGCGACGTCACCGTCGAGAACCGACAGGATGGCGATGGCGGAACCCTTCAGATAGAGGCCATGCTGACCGGTCGCCGGGGCGGTGGCGGTGTCGAGGATAAGGACGTCAATGGCGGCGGACCCGAGGTCGATGTAGCTTTCGCCGGTGCCCTCGAACTGGAATCGGTTGGGGTCGATTTGGAGGTAGCCGGCGGAGGTCCCGATGGTGCCGGTGTAGCCTTTCTCGACGATGACGTCGCCGAGGGCGACGGCGGACTGGTTGAGCCCGGCGGTGATGTCCTCGGACGAACTGGCGGGGATGCGGACGTGGTCGGTGGCGACCGGTACGCCGGACGGGGACCAGTTCGCGGCGACCGACCAGTCGCCTTCGTTGCCGGAGTCGTCTCCGACCCAGGTTTTGTTGTCGGCCATGGGGCTAGGTTCCTATTCCGATGATGCCGAAGTTGGCGTATTTGTGGACTTCACAGACGTAGGCGAACTGTGGGCTTTCAATGAGGGCCTTGGCGGCAGCGTCTTCTTTCTTGACGTAGCGGACCCAGAGGTAGTCCCAGCCTTTTTTGGCAACGACCATGTCTCCGACACGGAGGGCGGAGACGTTCGGCGAGGCGTCGAACTGGAAGGCGATTTCCCAGTCTTCGTTGTTTCGCTGGTTACCGTCGGCACCGAGAAAGAGGACTTCGCCGGGTTGGAAGCCGCGGAAGGGGGAGAGCGAAACCATGCCGGTAATGGTGGCGAGGAGCCGGACGTAGCTGCGCGTGACCATGGCGGCCGGCGGATAGTAGGTTTCGGTGAACTTGAGGGAGGGGACCGGTACGTCGACGCCTTCGACCTTCTGGTCTTCGCCGGAGCCGGTGACGCCGATTGCGCCCTTGTAATCTGGGGGATTGCCGGCGCCCGGGGCAGCGTAGGCGGTGGTGTTGTAGGCCTGCGTGATATGTTGCGTGGAGCCAGATGTCGAAAAGCTAAAGAGCGAATCGCCGGTCTGCGGCTGGGGGAGCTTGGTCTGCTCGTAGGGTTCGTAGTGGGCGGTGGCTTCGTAGATGTCTGGGGCGATTTCATCGAGGTCGACCGAATGGAGAAGGTAGTTGTATCGTTCCCGGGGCACTTGAGCGACGAAGGCGGCGCGGGCCTGCTCTTCGGTCGAGGCGCCACGGATGATGTACGGAATGTCCCGGGTGCTGGTTTCGCCTTCGGCAAGGCTGATGCCGTGGGCTTTTTCTTCGACGGTAATGGCCATCAGGAGAACCGTGGGAGGTGGTTATCGCGGGCAAACTTGCGGTCGATGCGGTTGAGGTGTCGGTTGGCGAGTTCGAGTTCGCGGAGCTGTTTTTCGTCCATGGTGGTCCCGGACTGCAGGGACTGGACGGCGGCGGCGTTGAAGGTGCCGCGGCTGCCGGCGGGGGTGCCGGGTAGGGTGATGCCTTCAATGCCTTTGCCGATTTCCACGGCGGCCTGTTTCATCTTTTCCGGGAGGGCAGCGGCTTCGCGGAGGGCTGGTGGCGCTTCGGCGTCATTGATGGCGGCGGACCAGTCCTTGCGAGCGTCGCGAATTGCCTTATTGGCCGCTCTCAGTGCGGCCAGGTGTTTCTCGTCGGCCTGAGCTTGGGCGCGGTCGCGGTCCTGGTAAATACTACGGAGTTTGGCAGCTAGGGTGTTGTTGATGTCCTCGAGTTGTTTACCGTAGTGTTCCTGGACGCCTTTGACGACAGCGTGTGGGTCGAGTCCGGACAGGGAGGCCAGGCCTGCAATGATTTCGGCAACTTTGCTTTCGATGTAGGTCCATGCGTAGGAAATCGAAGAGACGGCCGCGTTGAAACTAGCAGCCATGCCATAACAGAAGTCGGTCCATTTGTCGCGGATAGAATCAATGGCAACAGACAGACGGCTGGCGCCCTTTACCCAAATGAGGTTGAGCGAGGCCCAGAGGACGTTGGCGGCGGCGGTGATGTCGCCCCGGGCGAGTGATTTGGCGACGGCGCCGAACGTCTTTGAGGCGAACTGGCCAAAGGCACCGAAACGGCCGCTGAGCCATCCCATAAGGGCGCCGCTGGTGTTGGTAAAGCTAAACAGCGTGGCGCCTAGCGCGGCAACGGCAGCGCTAACAAGACCTATCGGCGAGAGGATGGCCATAAATGCGCCGGCAATTGTGGTGGCAATGGTGGCGATCCCGCCAATGGCAAAGCTGACCGTGCTCATGGCGGCGCTTAGAGCGATGAGGGCGACGCCGGTGGCGGCGAGCGCGGTGGCGGCCATGGCGGCGCCGATAACGAGCTTTTGGTTGGCCGCAATCCATTCGGTGACGCGGCCGACGGCCAGGACGGCCCATTCGGTGAACTGTCGGAACGGTCCTTTTACGGCCTCGCCGACGGCGATCGCGGACCCTTCAACGGCGCTCATGAGGCGGCGGAAGGATCCGCCGAGGTTATCGTCCATCTGTTGTGCGACGTCGTTGGCGGTGCCTTCGGCGTCGCGCATTTTGGCTAGCAGGTCGTCGAAGGCGCCGGCCCCTCCGGCGAGCTTCAGCGCAGCGGCGGACCCGCGTCCGAAGAGCTTCTCAAAGATGGCAAGCCGCTTTCCGGAGCCGTAGGCTTTTGTCATTTCGCCGAGTTCCGCCAGAACAGTCGAGAGTGGCCGGAGGTCGCCGGCGGAGTCGACGGCGGCGACGCCGATGTTCTGGAGGGTTTTTTGGGCACCGGTCGTGGCGAGGTTTTTGTAGGCGCGGGCCAGGGCGGTCCCGGCCATACTGCCCTTGATACCGTTGTTGGCCATCAGACCCAGGGCGGCGACGGTCTCCTCGATGGACGCGTTGGCCTCTACGGCGAGCGGGGCAACGTATTTGAGGGACTCGCCCAGGTCCTCGAGCGTCTGCGCGGAGGCGTTGGCCCCGGCGGTCAAGACGTCGGCAACGCGGCCGGAGTCTTTCGTTTTGAGGCTGAATCCACGGAGCGCTGCGGCGGCGATTTCAGCGGCCAATGGTAGTTCGGTGTCAGTGGCGCGGGCGAGGTTCAGAACGGCCTGGGTGCTGTCTAGGATGGCCTGCGGTTTGAAGCCCGCGCGGCCGAGTTCGATCATCGCGCCGGCGACGTCACTGGCGGTAAACGACGTGGTGCGGCCGAGCCGCTTGGCCTCTTTCTCGAGCTTCTGGAAGTCGGCGGTAAGGGCGCCGGTAACGGCCCGGACGACGGCCATTTTGTCCGCGAAGTTGGCGTAGACTTTGGCACCACCGATGAAGGGGAGGAGCGCGGAGGCACCGAGCTTGACCATTTGGGTGCCGATGGCCCGAGCATTCCGCGCATAGCGTTTGAGCTTTGATTCGGCAGCACGCAGGCCTCGCGAGAGCGGATTGTTGTCCGTTCCCATTTCGACGTAAGCCTTACCTGCTCGAATTCCTTGCGCTGCGGCCATAATCGGGTGCTGTGCGTGGTACGCGGAGAAGGGCTTTCAACGCGGTAATGTCGCCCTTCGGGGTGTTGGCGTGTCGTGGCCGGTCGATTTTGAAGGGGTAAAAATCGTCGAATCGGAACGGCTTGGCGCGTTTCTTCTTGTCGCGGTGGGCCTCCGCAAACTGGGCGGCTATCAGGGCGGTGTGCTCCCACTCGTTGCGGCGGCGTCCCTCGGCCATCCAGGTGAGTTGGCGGAGGGTGAAGGGGCCGGGGTGGAGGCCGAGGATTCCGGCGAGCTGCCAGATGAGGCTATGGACTCGTTGGCTACTGTAGCCGGGTCGATTTGGTCGAGCTTGTCCTTGCCGAGCTGAAGCATGAGCGTCTCGGCGGTCCGAATCTTTTTGATGAGCCCCCGGAGGTTGTCCCGCCTCCGGGGGTCCGGGAAAAAATCTATGAGCGAGTTGAGCAACGCCTCAGTGGCCGCTAGGATGGCATCGCCGGCCATGGCACGCCCGAAGTCCTCTTCGGTAATTTGCCTCGACGCGGCCTGGTCGCTGCACAGGACGTACAGGACAGCGACGCGCGTGATCGGATCGTCGAACAGCGTTGACAGTAGCTTTCCGTCGGGGTTGCCAATGTCGAGGAGGTCGACGTCGAGCGCGCGTCGAACGGCCACAATGGTCGTGTAGTTGATATCGACCAACCAGTCACGACCGACGCGATCGGTAAAGCGCTGCGGTGTCGGCTGTTCGGCCATGCGGTTTAGGCGGAAACGGTGTACCAGGTGTTGTAGGAGCTGGGTTTGAGGGTCACCGCGGCAATCAATGCCTCTTCGAGCGGTTCGGTCCGGGTGAAGTTGGTGACGCTGAAATTGCCGGCGAGGCCTTGGGACCCTGCCGCATCTTCAGCGCCGTCCAATGCGGCGATGCCGATTTCTGTCGGCGTATCCCAGGCGGTTTGGACCGCTGTAAAGGCAGCGTCGCCCGGATCCCAGACCATCTCGAATTCGAGGGAGCCGTCCTTGAGCGTGGCGGCGGTTTGTCGCCATCCGTCGTTGCCGCGGGTCGTGATGTCGGCCTCGCCGGTCTCAAGGTTGAGCGTGAGGTCACGCACGTTACCGATGAGGATCCAGGTTGCGAGGGCCGGGGTGTTGTCGCTGTCATTGATGAGCGTGGCGCATCTGTACAGCTTGGCATTCATTCCGAGGACATATGCCATAGTTGATACCTCCGGGGGTGCGTATCGTTGGTGTGGTTACTTGACGGAGTCGCGCCAGATTTCGGCAATCTGGTCTTGGGTCTTGGCGAGTGCGGGGCGCATGTAGGGTCGGGGGCGATAGTTCCAGATTTGGTTTTGCCAGCCGGCGCGCTGGCCACGCCGGGCGGCCTGCCAGCGGCGGGCGCGGATGCGGCCGCCGTATTCGAGGACTTGGGCGCCGGTTTGGCGGTTGCCTCGCTGCTTGTAGGGACGCGGACCGACGACGACGGTGCGGTGGGCCTGGTCGTAGCCGAAGAATATGAGGTTGCGGAGATGGCCGGTGTGGCTGGACGGCGGCTGGCCGGGCTGGCTGGTCTTCTTTCGCTTGCGGATGCTGCGCCGAGCGGTGACCCGAACGAGTGCGCCCGCACGGGCGAGATTGCGGCGGTGGGCGGCGTTGACGGCGCGTATAACCGGCGCCTTGTCGAAGAACATGGTACCGGGCGTGATGTTGGGCAAAATCATTCGGAATATTCGAGCGTGATGACGGACGAAAAAACTCCGGCCTCGCGGAGTGCCTCGCTGTTGAATAGTGGGGAGTGTTGGTTTTCGTTGATGGTTCGGAAGTGTTTACTATCCTGAGTTTGGCCTTCGAGGCTGTCGCCGATTTCTTCCATCAAGAGGACGAGCGCGTCGGCCTCGGTTTTGGCGTTGGCTTCGCTGGTGTGGGCGAGCTTCTGCTGGACGGCGACGTGGACGGTGTGGAATTTCTGGCGGGTGCCGCGGGTAAGGACCACGGAGCGGCGGGTGCCGGGATAAACCGTGACCGTCAGATCGGCGAGGTCTTGGGCGCTGGTAATTGGCGTATAGCGCCGAGTGGCGGTGAATTCCTGGGAATAGCTTTCCCCGTTGAGGAAGGTCTTGACGGCGTCGGCGAGGTCGACGTGTTCGGCGCCCATGGGTCAGGCCTGGCTAACGAGTTTCGAGTGGATGCGCAAAATCACGCCGAGCGGGTCGGCGCGGTGGAACACGTCTTCGCCAACGATTGGCAAGACTTCGTAAGTGTGGACAACGTCGTCGTCGTCGGTGTATTCGATGATGTCGTGACGGTTGGGGCTGAGACCTTCGAGGTCGGAGGCGAGGACTAGCCAGTCGGTGGAGTTGACGAGCGTCTCGGCGCCTTCGTCGTCGATGGCCAGCCGAGTGGTTTGGGAAGGGGTGGCCGTCAGGTCGTCAATGGTGGTGAGGCCTTGGGAGTAGCTGACGGCCACCCCAGCGGTTGCGTTTAGGTTGGCGCTGTGACGTGCCAGCGCGCGTGCTTGCAGGGTCATAGGTCAGGAAGCGGCGACGATGGCCTCCACGTTGGAGATTGCGTCGGTGACGATTATCGGGATGCCATCGACCTCGGTGGGCCGGGGCGCGGGGGCACCCGTGGCGTTGGTTGCGGTCCGACTGTCACGGAGCTGACGCATGGAGCGGCGGTTCATGACGATCAGGTTCGGGTTGCGATCGGCCGGGAAGTTGGCGAGCGACTCATAGATCAGGTCATCCGTGAGGCCGCAGCCGGCATCCTCGGTCAGGTTGCAGATGCGCCCTACCGTGTAAGCACCACCGATCTGGATGCCTAGCCACGCACAGGCCGGCGTATAGTAGATCGGATAGTGTGCGTCGGCTTCGCAGAAGTCTTGGACGATGGTCTCGCCCAGTTCGAGCGGGTCACCGTCGCCCTTGTAGACTGCTTGGACGCCGAGGTCGCCGACGTTCATTAGCCACACACTGGACCCGGTCGTGGCGGTGGTGCCACCGGCGTCTGTGACCATGGTGTCGCCGGTTTTGTCGAGGGTCGCTTCATCGCAGAGGCCGGCGAAGCCGGAAGCCGAGCCACCGTTTTGCGTGACGGTGCCGTTGATGAGCTGGACTTCGTAGGCGTAGAGCGCCGCGCGGAGGTGACGTGCACCCTCGCGAGCGATGAGGGCCTCAGGCCCACCACGTCGCCACGCGTCGGCGACCGCTTTGTCGACACCCCATGAAAAATCCATGATGGTGAGGGTCTCGGTGACGACGGTGTCGGTCGAGTGGTCGAATTCGCGGCCGGTGTTTTCGGCACGCCAGCCGACGGTCGGGGCGCCCGTTTCGTTGATGTACTTGTGCGTCGTGCCGTTGCTGCTTTCGATCGCGGGGAGTCGGGCAACGAGCGGCGCGCCGTTCAATAAGTTCGATATTTCGGCACCGGATAAATCCAGTGCATCCGCCACATTGTCAGTGGAGGCGAGAATGTCGTCGGCCATTGTTCTTGGTCCTTAGATGCTGATTCAAGATGAGTGATAGGTGGGAGGGTGGGTTTTGCGTACGACGCTGCTGATTAGCGTCCGGCGATGCGGATGCGTGCGGCAAAGCCCTTTTTACGTGGAGCCGCAGAAGGGATGGGTTCGACTTCGCCTTGGTCCGTCTGCGGAACGGACAGGCGTTGCGTCAATTTTTCGTTTTCCTGGGCGAGCTTCTGGGCGTGGAGGTCGTGCGCCTCTTCCCATGACTTGCCTTGGACAAACCAGACGGCGCCGTCGGGTCCCCATTTGCTGAGGTATTCGGCGCCGGTGTGGGTTGTGGTGGAATCGGCGACCGGTTCGGGAGCGGGTGTCGGTTGGGGCGCGGTCGGCGTTTCGAGTTCGGTCGGTTGTGCGTCGTTGGCGAGCGCGACGTCTTCGTTGGTGTCGTTCGTTGGGGCGGGGGCTTTCGGTTCGGTCGTGTCGGTCATGGGTGCGTGGTCCTTGGTGGCAGGAGTGAGGATGAGGTCGTGGTCGGCGAGGAATCGCGCGACGAATTGATGGAGTCGGTCGGGGTCAACGCTGAGGGTGGCGGTGGTAGGGCGAGTATCCGTCAAGCCAAGCGCGTAGGATGCGAGCGCGTCGGCCTCTTGGGCGATGTCTGCGCCGCGGTGGAAGAGTCCGTCCGGGTTAGCCGCCGGCGAGTCGACGACGTCGGCGGCACGCAGAACGGCAAGACGAGCATGCGGGAGGTTGTCGACATTGGCAGGATCGGGAGAGCGGAAGATGCCATTTTCGTCTTCGTGGTCTGCACTGAATCTATCCTCCGCGCCGTAGTCGGGATCGAACACGATAGAGACGCCGAAGGCCTCGGGGTCCTCGGCGGCGAGGTCCATGACGTACTCCGCGAGATCACCGTCGGGCGTTTTGTGGCCAGCCTCGGAGAAATGGATGTCGGCAATAACTTGCTCGCCATCACGTTCAGCACTCATGGCGCGGCCGAGGAAGGTTCCGAGACCGTCGCCGGACAGAGACGGGTGCGTGAATCGCACCTTGACGCCTTTGTTGGGTCGGTTGACGGCCTCGGCGACGGAGTCAAGAAAGTCGGAATCGAGCCAGAAGCCGTGGCCTTTGGCTTCGCCGGCCGTAACGATGGATGCGTTGCGGATGATGCCGGCGCCACGGTAGCCACCAGCGCGGTCGATGGCGGGTTTGCTGCCGCGCGCAACCGGCGCACGGAATCGACGCGGACGATGTTGGAGAATCGTGGTGTCGGTCATGTCGATTAGCCGCGGGTGTTGAGGAGCAAGGCCACCGACGTGATGATGCCGGAGGTCACGGCAGTGGAGTCGTCGTCCAGCCAGAGCGCGACGCGGAGGTCGAGGAGGGAACCGGGCAATAGGTCGGTGCTGGTGAGGTCGAAGTCTTTGTCGGCCAGGGTCGTCGAGTTGCACGAGACGGCGTCGCCTGTGTAGAGGTCGCTGCCTTCGGCGTTCTCGCGGTCGTCGATGTAGACGTTCAAGTCGACGGCGGCGGACTGGTCGCAAACCGCGGTCAATACGCCACAGTGGACGCGGACCGTAACAGGCGAGGCGTCGACGTATTCAGGCGGGAGCGTGAAGAATGACCGGCCGTAGTAGACAACAGCGCCGGCCTCCCCCATGTCCTCAGACTGGAGCGTGATGCCCTGGGTACCATAGGTGCCGTCGAAAATTCCTAGGTCGTCTGTGGCACCGGTGTTGCCCAGGAGGGTGTGCGGGGCATCGTGGACGCGGAAGTCGGCGAGGTTCAGATAGTACGGCTGGTCGAATAGCTGGTGGTGGTCACCTTTTTGGATGAAGTCGTCGGGGATTAGGTGGCTGGCCATGGGTGGTTAGTCCTCGGTTGCGGTGGTGATTTCGGGTTGAAATGCGGTGGCGTCGGCGAAGGTGATGGGGACGCCTTTTTCGCGGGCGTAGTCCAGCACCTCTGCGGTCTTGTCGATGTTTTCAAAGACGTCGGTCCCAACCTCGCGGCAAACACGCTGCGGGTTGTCGAAGGCGGCGGCGACGGCCATGGCGGAGCCGCGGACTTCTTTCGTGGGGTCCCACCATGGGACGCCGTCGGGGACCCATTCCCAGGTGAGGAAGTCGAAGAGCTGGCCTGGCGGAAGCTGGAGCGAACCGTCGGCGACCATCAGACCGAGACGCCAGGCGGTCCAGGCGTTGAGTAGTTCCTGGATGTCAGCGATTTTGGTGCGGCAGGATTTTTGGTATTGAATCAGACCGCCGCGGCTACCGTAGAAATTCGTGAAGGATTCGTCGAAGAAGCTGAAGGGGATGTCGAGCGATTTGAGCGCGACTGCCACCATGAGCTTCAAAAAGTCGACGGTTTCGGCGCTTGGCGTCTTGCTCTCAAGGAACTCGGCGTCGTCGCCGGGGTTCAAATCGAGTTGGAACGGACCTTTGCCGAGATCGACTTCATAGCCGCTGTCCTCCACGCCGTCGCTGTTGGCGTCGACGGTGGGGGTGGCGGTACCGGGACCGTGGAATGGCGTGTCGCCGTCGCGGGTGATCTTGAGGCCGAAGAGCTGCGCCACTTTGGCTTTTGCTAGACCGTACTCGAAGCCTTCATAAGTGTCCTGGAACCAGTTGAGGGCGGCGGCGACGGGGGAGATGCCTCGGCCTTGGTCGAACCGATCATAGAAGGCGTGGAGGAAGGCGTTGCCGGCAGGAATTTGGCGGTGGCGAGTGAATCCGGTGCCGGACTGGTCTCGATAGCTGATGCCGTAGTCACGTGTAATGCCGGCTGGGCTGAGTCGAAGACCGTTGCGCCATTCCTCTCGTTCGCGGCGATTTAGGTTGGGCGGATCGACGATGCGGTCACCTTCGATGACCTGGACCTTGCCGCGGTTGAGGCCAGCGGCTGGGGCAAATTTGACCCAAAGGACGTCACCGTCTTTGACGCGGCAGGCTTCGGTCAGCCGGACGGCGCGGCGTAGTGGGTGGCGGCGGGTAAGCTCGAAGTTGTGCGGCTTGCCGAGGTCCTCGAGGACGAGTTCAAGGGCGGCGTTGAAGGGACGGTCGGGGGTTTTGGCCTGGAACTTGAACGTGGAGACGTAGTCGAGGTGTTTGCGGATGGCCCAGGCGGCGATAGCGAAGTTGCGGGCGGCGTCGCGGGTCGTGGCGGAGAGGATCCGGCGCTTGCGTGCGGTGAGCTGCCGGTCCTCGTCGAGCGTCTTGGTCTTGGGCGCGCGGCGCCGTCCGCTGGACTCGACGGCGTCATAGCCGAAGGCGCGGCTGGCGGCGCGGACGATGCGGGCAAAGGAGGGCATTAGAAACACCCTCCGAGCTTGAGGCGGGAAATTCGGGGTCGAGTGGTCCCGGCTGCAATCGAGGCGTCGTCGTCGGCCTTCAGGTCGGCGAGCCGTTTGCGCGCGGCGGCAAGATTGATGCGCGTGGTGGTTCCGTCGGTCGTGACGGACTCGACGGCCGCATTGAGAGCGGCCTCGAGGTCGGCGATTTCGGTGCTACGGTCAGCCATACCCTCTTATTAGCGAGGGGATTGGACAGACCGGCGAGCAGGGAAACTACGCGACGTAGTTTTCGTTTGCGTCGGGGTCGGGTTTGACGGTGTTGCGGACGTGAAATTCGCGGACGAAGAGGTTGCGGCGACATTTCGGACAATACTTCCGGCGCCAAGTGATCGCGTGGTAGGGCTGACCGGTCGGTAGGGTGCCGTGGAGTTCGCGGTGGCGAGACGCCGAGCCGGGAATGATTTTCAAATCGGTGTTGCCGCAGGGACAGGCGGCGGGGATGGCGACGGCGTGGTAATAGCGGCGGTTGCGGGCGCCTTTGGGTCGACCGGGGCAGCGTTTTTTCTTGGTGGTCTTGGTCGTCATGGCAGGCCTCGTGCTTATAGGTATTTGACGCGTTTGCGGGGACGTGCTGGCGATGGTTTGGCGGCTGTGTTGGAGATGCCGGCGACGGAAGCGGCGACCATGGCGCCGACGGCGCAGTCGAGGAGGTGGTTATCCTGGCCGGGCTTGGCGGACCATTCGTAGACGGTGCGTTTTCCGTGCGCGGTTTTCTTAGGCACTTCGGCGGCGAGGTGGTCGGCGATCATTTGGTGGTGTTGCGCCGCGTTTTTGTGGTGGTAGAGATGCACGGCCGCGCGGGTGCCAAGGGGGAGGGCGAGGGCGTCGTGGAAGCGTTTTTTCCAGTAGTTGGTGTCGTAGACGATGCCGACGAGATGACGGCCCTTGGCCTTGGTTGGAACCCACTCGGGTCCGTAGGGTTTCCCTCTGGATTGCTGCCACTGCGAGATGGGGGCGCCGCTGGCTTTGATGCCGCGACCGTACGATGGCGAGAGGATGCCGGCGTGCGGGGACTGGCGGAGTGCGGAATTGACCAGCGCGGACGTGCCTCCCCAGTTGGCGTCGACCATCAGACGGCTGAGCCGGAGCGTGGCGCCGTCGTCGCGTCGGTAGTCGTGGCCGGCGAGCGTGGCGACGAGTTCCTGGATGCCGGCGAAGATGGCGGCCTCGTCGTCGGTGCCGGGGTAGCGGCGTTTGAGCGTCTGGCGCGCATCGGCGAGGGTGTAGTAGCTGCGTTTTTGCGGCGGCCAGGAGCCATAATCGAGGATGTATCCGGTGAAGCCGTGTTCCCAGGCGGCGACGAGCCAGTAGAGGAGTTTGCCCTGGACGTCGACGAAGGCGGTCAACCGGTCGCAAGGGGTCGGGAACTGGCGCCGCGGGAAGCCGGAAACCTTCGTGGCGATCTCGGGGGCCGTCAGGATGGCGAGGTCGGCCTCTTCGCGTTGCGGTTGGTTCTGCGCTTCGGCCCAGAAGGCGGCCTCGTCGCGGATTTTCAGGTTCATGGCATGTTGAACGGCGCTTAGTTCGGTCGGCAAGTGCCGGTGCTTCCAGGTGACTTTGGCGCCGGCGTCCATTTTGCGGCGGTGTTTCTTGTAGAAGGCGTTGGCCTGGCCGGGTCCCTGTTCGGTGCGCAGTGCGTGGCGTTGGATGTCGGCGTACTGGTCCCAGAGTTCGAGGTCGTCCGGGAATGAGTCGACCATTTGGGTCCGGTGCCCTTGCCATTCGGGGTGTTTTTCCCGATCGAGCATTCGGTCGGCCATGTCGTCGGGGTAGATGACGGTGCATGGCATGACAACCGCGATTGGCTTGGTGGGGCCGGCCAGATAGGCGATGTCTCCGGCCAGGACCCGCTCACGGTAGTGGCTTTGGCTTGGTGAGCGTGCGGACTCTCGAGTTTGCGGGTCGTCGCAAACGGCGAGCTGCGGCCGGACGACGGTGCCGTCCTGGAGTTGGTGGTTGAGGCCGCGGAGTTCGCCGGTCAGACCGTAGGCGGTGATGACGGCGCCGGAGGCGGGATAGGGTTTGCCGGTGGCGTCCAGGATGGTCGGCAAAACAATGCGGCGGGTTTGCCAGGCAATCGCCGTACGTGCTCCGGCCTGGCGCTGGCCTTCGGCGCGGCGGGAGGAGTTCTCGAGGCAGCGAATCGGGTAAATGACCTCGGGGAAGTCGGCCAGGAGCAGGTCGTTGGTCGAAAGGCTGGTTTTGATGTTGCGGAGCCGCTGCTCGCCGGCCGTTTCACTCGGTCCGATGATGGTCGAGTAGAGGGAATGGCCGCAGATGGCGGCCCAGATGGCGGCGGCTTCGGAAAGCGTGGTCTTCCCGGACCCGCGCGGCATGGCAAAGGCGAACAGGCCACCGAAAAGGACGGCGGTCTGAATCGTGGCAGCGGCGCGTTTGTGGTAATCGGCCCAGGGCAAGAAAAAGGCGGCCTTCAGGTGGGTGCGGCAGAAGTAGGGAAAGGACTTTATGGCGCGGGCGCGCCGGCGGGGATTCTCGACAGGCGGGATCGGGCCGATGTCCTGGCCAACCAGGGTGAGGGCGCGGCGGCGATCGCCTCTACCACGCTGAGTGGTCAGGTACTCAGCAGCGGTCGGCGCCTCGCTCCGTGGTCGCCCACGTTTTCGCTTTGGCGTCTTTGTCGCCGTCGATGAAGTCATCCATTGTGTGTGCGGGTGCTACTCAGATTTTACTACAGATGACATTATCCCAACACATTACCGCCTTTTTCGGT